GTTCTATATATTTTTCTTCTAGATAATTTAATTTTTCTAAACTATCTGCATACTCTAATATTTCCCAGTTAAATGCTTCTACACCATATTTTCTAAGGGCATTATGAAAATGATAAGTTTTTTCTGTGGTTCGGGCATCTGCGATATGTTCAAGACGTCGTTGGTTAGGCTCCTGAATAGATTGCCCAACATAGCACTTGCCAGTTTCTTTATGTGTCCATTTATAAATATGCATTAGTTATCCGCCTGTAATCCTTTTGGTCTTAGTACTTTAGTAAGACTGTTTCTCCTAGCATCTCTATTATTGTAGAAACCAATAGACCATTGACCGGAGTATTCAATGCTAACACCTGCTGGCAATGTAATTAATATCTTGCCGCTTCCGTTATCCGTAACCATTCCTGTATGATCTGCTATAACATAATCCATTGTAATAGTATTACGTTTAAGTTCGATATATTTTGCATCAACTGGATAATCTATGTCTGTAGTTATTTTAGTATCACCTTCACTTAACTGAACAGCATCAGACGCTTGTTGTTCATTATAAATATATCCAGTTTCGTTAAAGAATGATGACGTTCTAGTATTTCTAGTATCAGTATTAGTCATTGTCATGCGTACATCATCTTGTACTTTAATCCAACGTGTACCGTCATATTTAAATAGTCGTTTTGGCATAAAGTCTGTGCGTAAAAAATAATCACCTTCTTCTGCTCCGCTCGGGAAACTAATTCCGTGCCCAAATAATGCAGCACCGTTAGGAGCATCTGATGTTCCTAGTAAATATCCATCGTAACCTAAACGATTCGGTTTTGCTTCTATCTTACCTGTATCTTCAGCCGCTCGTACAACACAGTTTCCATTGTCATCATTTTCAACTGTATAGTAATGACTAACATCGTAGCCACTTTTTGGAGCATCTGCTTCTGCTTGGGCAACAACTGCTTCGTTAATCTGCATTTCTTGTTCATACGTAGAAAGTATATCACGAAGTGTATCACCATCTGGATTATCTGCATCAGCAGGTAAATCAAGTATTTCTTTAAACTCTTGACTATCGTAAATCTGTTTAAGTTTCAACCTGTATAAGTGAGGATACCAAGTAGGAGTAAATCCTTCGCTTGCACGGTTAACATCTTCTACAACATAAAACCTTTTTAACGCTGTTTCGTAATCATTAAGAGCATACTCGTCTTTTAGGTGAGGAAGCTCGATAACGTCACCGCTCATGATCTTTCGACCTAATGTTTTTACACTACTATTAATATGTATAGTCAAAAACAATGTATCATTTTCTAGAAACAATCCAAACTGTGACAAGTTAAAGTCTACATCCTGTACATTGTAAATGCCACGTATGGTATAAATGTCTGGATCGTACTTGCGGTCTCTGTTTTCCATAAACAGCAAGTCTTGTATGTTAGTTTCCTTTACAGCGTCATACTGAGGCTGATCCGCAGTAGCGTCTGCATCGTCTGGATTTACAGGACCAAGGTACTTGTGAACATTTACGTCAGTTCCGCCTACGGTAAACATTTCGTTTACTTGTCGATCTAAAAATGCGTAGTCCTTGCCCTTTTCTGGTTTATATAAACTTATTCTTGGCATACGTATATTTATCGGATAAATACTATACGGAGAAGTTCTATATGGCAACACTAGCAACCAAAAAACAAGAAGTATATGATTATGTTCACACAATGCTCGGCGGCGGGATGGTCGATGTAGAACTTGACCCTATACATTATGAAACTGCTTTAACCAAAGCACTTACTAAGTTTAGACAGCGTTCAGAAAACTCTGTAGAAGAGTCATACATGTTTATGCCTACGGTCATAGACCAAAATACATACACCTTACCAAGTGAAGTTATGGAAGTACGTACAATCTTCCGCAGAAGCATTGGTTCAAGAACGGGCGGAGGCGACGGCGGTACGCTATTCGAACCGTTTAACATGGCATACACAAATACATACTTACTAAGTTCTTCTAACATGGGCGGACTTGCTACATACGATTTCTTTAGTCAGTATCAAGAACTAGTAGGACGTATGTTTGGTTCGTTTATTGAGTTTAAATGGAACTCAGTTACCAAGCAACTAACATTACTTCAGCGTCCAAGAGCAGAAGAAGATTTACTTCTTTATGTTTATAACTATCGTGCAGACGAAAGTTTGCTAGACGATTATTTGGCAAAGCAATGGATCAAAGACTATACTCTAGCAACTTGTAAGTTTATGCTAGGCGAAGCAAGATCTAAGTTTGCTACTATCGCAGGCCCACAAGGCGGATCACAACTTAATGGCGACACGCTGAAGTCAGAAGCTCAAGCAGAAATGGAAAAACTTGAGAAGGATGTTCAGGAAGCAGTTGGTGGCGGAAACGGATACGGATTTACTATAGGATAAAATGGAACAAGAAGATTTGGAACCTATTGCAGAACGCGGTTATAACTAAAGGTTGACATGCCCTGCATTCTCGTGTATAATAGTTGAAAAACTAGCGAGGATTATATGCCTAAAAAAGAAGTAAGTGATGGCTCAACAGCAAACTATTATGAGCTACCAAAAGATGCTAAAGAACTACAGCATCTAATTTCCTACAAGAACATGAATGGACAGATGGCTGAAATCTTTCGAGCCGTGTATCGTTATGGACAAGTAGAGCATTCGCCAAGACTGCGAGATGCTAAAAAGATCAAATATTATATTGACGCAGAGATTGCGCGACTAGAAAAATACGGCGACTGTTAAAAGTCCGGAACAAGATCTCCTTGTTTCCACTTAACACCTTCCTTCTGCACAATGCGCTGACAGTTAGCACATATTGTTTTTAGATTTGATGGACGGCAGTTTTCAAGATTGCCGTCTATATGGAACACATTAAACTGTTCCGGATGCTTGGAAGTAAATCCACACTTTTCGCAAGTGCTTTTCTTTTCATACCCTGCTTGTTTCCATTTAGGAATACCGTGTCCTAGCCCGTTGCGCAAACAAGTTTCGCAGAGCTTACGATAGTAAGTTCTATCTCCTTTTTTATAGTTTATAGCGGCAGGACGCTGCCCGCACTTGCATAATGGTCTCATTCTAATAATATTTATCTATTTCCTTTAGAACCTCACCTTTTTGGTCCCTTTTTTAGGGGGTAAAATAGGTACTTTTATGTTTATACTGCTAAATAGTAATAACGATACACTAACTCGGTATTATAGGAGATTACAAAATGGCATTAACATCACCAGGAGTAGAAGTTAGCGTTATTGACGAGAGTTTTTACACTCCGGCAGAGCCAGGCACAACACCAATGATATTTGTTGCCTCTGCTGAGAATAAGTCTAACGCAAGCGGAACAGGTACAGCACAAGGCACACTAGCAGCAAATGCTGGTAAGCCATACTTATTAACATCGCAACGTGATCTAGCAGACACGTTTGGCGATCCAGTATTTTATACTGATAACAACAATAACCCAATACACGGCGGCGAACTAAACGAATACGGTTTACAGGCTGCTTATTCATATTTAGGCGTATCAAACGCTGCATGGGTTGTTAGAGCAGACATTGATTTAGGACAACTTGAAGCAAGTGCTGAAACACCTAGTTCAAATCCAGCAGACGGTACTTACTGGTTAGATACTTCAACTACTACTTGGGGTATCCAGGAATGGAATGGTTCTGCAAGAACTGTATCAGGTGGACAAACATTTACTACCAAGACTCCTATTGTTATTACAGATAGTACTTTGGTAACAGGTGGCGCTCCTAAGAGTTCGGTTGGTGCGATTGGTGATTATGCTGTAGTTGCTACTTCAACTAATGTTACTATGTGGTATAGATCTGCAGGAAACGGCAGTAGCGTTACGGCAGGCGACTGGGTAATGCTTGGTTCAGATGATTGGACAGCAAGTTGGGCTACTGTTAGATCTACTGTTGCTAATCCTACATTAGGTAATGGTAATTTTGTGTTAAACGGTACTACTATCACAGTGACAGGCAGCGACACTATTAGTGATGTTGCGTCTACTATTAACGGATTAAGTATTGCAGGTATTTCTGCACAGGCAGTAGATGGACGTTTAGAAATTTATAGCGATAGCACAAGTTCAGGTGCTGACGATTCAACAGCAGGTGGTGCAGTTGTTATTGCAGCTGGAACCGGTGATACTATGACTGAAATAGGATTAACCGCAGGAACTTATTATCCACCAATCTTACAAGTTAGTAAACATACTTCAGTTCCAGAATGGAAGACTAATGATACATACACTCGCCCAAGTGGCGCTGTATGGATTAAAACTACCGAACCAAATGGTGGTGCACGTTGGAGAGTTAAATCTTGGAATGATGCTACCCAACTTTGGGACGCAGTTGACGCACCATTATATGCTACTCATGAAGATGCATTATATGGCATTGACCTAGCAGGTGGCGGCGCAAATATTCCAGTTGGTGATGTTTATGTACAGACTAATACATCAGGTGATACTTTGCCATTGGCGCAGTTTAAGATATATAAAAGAGTATCAGCAGCACCTACTACTGTTACAGGTGGTACTATTGATCCAGCAAGTTTTTCAGCATCTCCTGGTACATCGTACACAGTTGGTATTAAGGCAAGTGCAGTTGGATCAGCAAGTTTATCGGAAACCGTAAACGCATCTTTTACACTTCATAGTGGAATGACTGCTGCGGCTTGCGCAGAAGCAGTAGCAAGTGCGATTACTAACGCAGATGTTGCCAATGTGTCAGCAGAGGTTACTACTACAAATAAAGTTGTTATTACCCATAGTAAAGGTGGCGAAATTCGTTTAATAGACGATGCATCAAATGCTGTGCTTTCTAAGATCGGATTCACTCGCTTTACTAGTGTTACTAGTGGTACACCTAACTTATACTACGCACAAGGAACTGATGGTGACACTGTTCCATTACAACTTCAAGCAGGTTTATGGAAAGCAACAGTTGATAGCAGTGGTTCAGAAGTTTCATTCTATACCGCGCAAGACACTGAAGTTACTGCATTAGCAGATGATAATACCCTTTGGTACAGTTCAGTTGTTGATGAAGTTGATATTATGATCAACAACGGCGGAAGCTGGGTTGGATATAATAACTTCGACCATACTGGCGGAGGATTTGTAGGTGCTAACAGCACAAATGATCCAGCAGGCCCACAGGTAACTGCTACAGAACCAACTTCACAAAGCGACGGTTCTGGATTAGTTAATGGAGATATTTGGATTGATACTTCAGACCTAGAAAATTATCCTGCAATATATGTTTATGACGGTGATAACTTAGAATGGGTTTTAAGAGACAACTCAGATCAAACTACTGAAAATGGTGTGCTATTTGCAGACGCACGTTGGAATACATCTGGCGGTAGCAAGACTAGTACTACAATGGATGCTGGTGATATCGATGCTTTATTAATAAGCAACTTCCTAGATTCAGATGCTCCAGATCCAGCACTATATCCAAAAGGTATGTTGTTATTCAACCTACGTAGAAGCGGATTCAACGTGAAACGTTTTGTTCGTAACTATGTAGATCAAAGTGCTGACAACGGTCGTTATAATGACGAAGCAATGACTAACTATTATCCACACCGTTGGGTTACTGAATCCGGTAACCAAGAAGATGGTAGCGGTTCATTTGGTCGTAAGGCACAGCGTAAGGTTGTTGTTCAAGCTCTACAAGCAGTTGTTAATAGCAACGACGAGATTAGAGACGATGAATCAAGAGTATTCAACTTAATGGCTACTCCAGGTTATCCAGAGTTAATCGGCGAAATGATTAGCCTAAACTACGATCGTGGATTAACTGCATTTGTAGTTGGTGATTCGCCAGCAAGATTAACACCAGATGCTACTTCACTGAATAACTGGGCAACAAATGTTGCACTAGCAGCAGAAGATAATGATAACGGACTGGTAACTAGAGACGAGTACTTTGGTGTATTTTACCCATGGGGTTACACCAGTGATAATGCAGGCAACAATGTAGTTGTTCCGCCAAGTCACATGATGTTAAGAACTATCGCACTAAGTGACCAGGTTAGTTATCCATGGTTTGCTCCGGCAGGTACTAGACGTGGTGGTATTACTAATGCTACTGCAACTGGCTATATCAGCGATGAAGGCGAGTTTGTAACTGTTGCACTTAATGAAGGTCAGCGTGATACGCTATATGCACAGAATGTTAATCCAATAACATTTATTAGTGGTGCAGGTCTTGTTAACTATGGTCAGAAGACTCGTGCAAAAGGTTCAAGTGCGCTAGATAGAATCAATGTAGCACGTTTGGTTATCTACTTACGCAGCCAGTTGAACAAGTTGGCTAAACCATACATCTTTGAACCTAATGATAAGATCACACGTGATCAGATCAAACAAGCAGCAGAGAGCTTATGCTTAGAGCTTGTAGGTCAAAGAGCATTGTATGACTTCTTAGTTGTTTGTGACGAAAGCAATAACACTCCAAGCAGAATTGATAGAAATGAACTATACTTAGACATTGCTATTGAACCTGTTAAGGCTGTTGAATTCATTTACATTCCATTAAGATTGAAGAATACAGGAGAGATAGCAGGTTTGTAATATCAAGAAATTAGGCCCCCACTAAAGGGGCCTAATATTTGATAAATACTTGCAACAGGAGAAAATAGAATGGCAATCTCAAGTTTATCGAAAATTACAGTACCATTAGCAGGCGGACAGAGTGCAACATCTCAGGGCTTGTTAATGCCAAAACTACAATATCGTTTTAGAGTATCATTGGAAAACTTTGGTACTTCAGGAGGCGATGTTGTTGAACTAACAAAGCAAGTTGTAGACGTAACTCGTCCAACAGTTGCTTTTGAACCAATCACAGTTGACGTTTATAACTCAAAAGCATACCTAGCAGGTAAGCATACTTGGTCACCTATTTCATTGAACTTACGTGAAGATGTAACAGGTAAAGTACAAAAGGTTGTAGGCGAACAACTACAGAAGCAGTTTGATTTTATGGAGCAGGCAAGTGCTGCATCAGGTCAGGACTACAAGTTTACTACACGTATTGAAATCTTAGATGGTGGTAACGGTACAGGCGCAACAGAAGCAAACGTATTAGAAACTTTTGAACTATACGGTTGTTTTGTAACTAACGCTAACTACCAAACACTAGCATACAGCTCAAATGAGCCAGTAACCATTGGCTTAGAGATCCAATATGACAATGCTATCCAAACTTCGGGTGAAGGCGGTATTGGTACAGCAGTAGGTAGATCACTAGGTACATTAATCACTGGTGGCGGCATCTAAGTAAATAACTATGCCATTCACTAAAAGGGAGCCTTAGAGCTCCCTTTTTTATTTTATACGCAGTTAATATGTAAGGATAAATATTAGTATGGGATTTTTAACTGGTTTTTTAGGTAGCGTAGCGCAAGGTCTTTTAGGACCCAAAGGCGACTTTGCCGATTGGCAACACGCTAGTAGATTATATGTTACAGAGAATCAAAAACATGCACCTAAATATAAGTTCTTATATCACGTAACATTCCATCTAACTCCTGAAGCAGAAAGTTACATGGAAGGATATAAAAACTTCAGCAACTCCATAGGAATGCTAGTAAAGTCAGCAGATCTTCCTAAGTTCACAGCGCAAGTTGAAACTAAAAACAAATATAATAGAAAGAAGAATTTCCAGACTAGACTAGATTATTCTCCAATAAACATAGTTTTCCATGATGATAACTATGGTGCCACAACGGCATTTTTAGAAATGTATAATAAGTTTCATTTTGGTGATACTTGGCATACATTTGAAAGTGGAGCATATGGAAGTTCCTCGTTAGGTGATACTACGTATAAGGGTGAAGGTGCAAATAGCTATAAATTTGGTATGGATAATGAGAAACCAACTGCAAGATTTTTCCATAAGATAGAAATAGCCCAGATGGCTAGAAAAAAGTTTACCAGATACACACTAGTAAATCCTATCATATCAGATTGGTCACACGATTCAGTAGATCAAAGTGACGGTTCAGGCACAATGCAAAATTCTATTACAGTAAACTATGATACCGTATTTTATGATAGGGGTAGTGTATCAGCAGGTGGTGACCCTGTTGGTATGGGACAGCAATATTATGATACTGCACCAAGTCCTCTATCAGTATTAGGCGGTGGCGGCAGCCTAGATGATATGGTTGGTACTGGTTTAGATTTATTTAACTATGCAACTACTGGACAAGGGTTTGCTAATCCGTTCCAAGCAGCAATAGCAGCAGCAAATCTAGTTAGCAATGTTAGAGACACCACATCGGAAGATTTGCGAAGAGGTGGACTAGAAATAGTGAGAGATACTGTAGGTGCAGCAGCTGGTATTGATGTTAGCGGTGTTCCTTTAACTACATTTCCTAAAAATAACGGTACAGGTGGCTCAGCAAGCACAACAACATCTACACCAACTTCTAATGCTACAGCAAATACCAGTGTAACTTCCAAATCAACCCCTCAACAAGTTGACGATGCTGCTTTTCAAAACTATGTTAAGTCATATCAAAATAGCCAAGGTTCAGGTGGTATTGATGGAGCAAGAACTTCTTGGAGTTCCTTACCAGATGCAGAAAAAATACCATACTATCCACCAGGGGTAGGATATGGAACCCTTAACCAAACAGCAGGTGCTTAAAATGTCAAGTTTACCAAAAGAAAAACCAGTCAAAGGCAGTGACAAAGAAGTTAAATCATTTTTTAATACATTTTTTTCTAAAAATCTAACATTCCCTGCTACACAAGTAGATGCAGTTGTTGGATTTTTCTTAAAAAGAAATTTTGACAAGGAAGCATCTATAGCAGTAGGTACTACACTGTTACAACAAGCAAAATTAGACGGTGTAAATGTATTTAAACTACTAGATACCTTAAAAGGCCTCACTGATGTGCAGTTAAGCGTAGTAGTAACTGAAATTTTGAACTACAATCGTGCTAAAACAAGCACACTAGGCTTCAAACGTGAAGCAAACTACCTTAAGTTTGAAAGAAGAAACATAGTACCATAAGATGAGTCGTTTTGCCCAGGGAAAATTCACGCCTAGGTATCCAGAAAAGTATGTAGGCGGCAGATTACCAACATATCGTAGCAGTTGGGAGTTCGCTTTTATGAAATTTTGCGACGAGCATCCAAGTGTTGAGAAATGGGCAAGTGAAGCAATACGCATTCCTTACAAAAATCCACTTACAGGAAAGATAACTACCTATGTACCCGACTTTTTTGTAGCGTATACCAGTAAAACTGGCAGGCAGAGTGTGGAACTGATAGAAGTTAAACCAGAAAATCAAACCTTACAAGAAAAATTAGGTAGGAGTAGAGTAAATCAAGCCAGTTTTATAGTAAACCAAGCAAAATGGGCAGCAGCAAGAGCATATTGCAAGCAAAAAGGCATAACTTTTCGTGTAATCACAGAAAAAGACATTTTTCATTCTGGAAAAAGAAGATAAAATAACTACTAAATATTATTATGACTAAAAAACTAGAAGAACTCTTAGACTTACCTGATTCAAAAGAAATTTTGCAGCAAGAAAAGGCAAAAGAGAAAAAATCAAAAAAAGAAACTGCTATCATTGAAGCAGAAGAAACAGTTCGTGACATACAAGAACTGGATAAAATCGCTTCTGCACTTCCTAGAGTCAAAGGATTAGGTGAAAAAGCTGATGCAGAACTTGAAGATATTGCCCAACGTGCTTTAGAAGCATATGATGATCTAATGGATTTAGGTATGAATGTAGAAGCACGTTACAGCGGCCGTGTTTTTGAAGTAGCAGGAGGAATGTTAAAGACTTCCTTGGATGCAAAAGTTGCAAAAATGGACAAAAAGTTAAAAATGATAGAATTGCAACTTAAAAAAGAAAAAATGGATAGAGATTCAAATGGCGGAGATGGAGATATTGTAAACGGCGAGGGTTATGTTGTTACAGATCGCAATAGTCTGTTAGAAAAACTAAAGAATATGGATAAATAACTTAAACTGGGAAGCAATAATGAAAAGTTTTAAAGAATATTTAACAGAGTCAAACAAGACATATAAATTCCTTGTTAGGATTGCAGGAGAAATTCCTGAAAATGCTAATCAAAAATTAAACACTTACTTAGAAAAGTTTCAAGTGGTAAATGTTTCAAATCCTAAGAGAGCTCCTATTACAGAAACTCCAATGGATTTCCCGCAACTACAAAATGTTGAAGTTCACACATGGGAAGTTGAAGTTAAATATCCTACAACTAGACAGGTCATGCAAGAATACTTGTCAACTGTGTGCGATGTGCAACCTACGCATATTAATGTTAGACAAGAAGGCGACCCAATTGAAGCACAACAACAGCAAGATGCTGAAAATCAACCATATGAAGCACTATTAAATACTGAAGACATGGGCGGCGAAAGCGGTCAAAGTGATGTTGGTGGTAATCGTGTAATGGAACTTTTGAAAGAACTTGAAAAAGCACGTCAAGAAAGAGAAATTGACCCTGTTGAATCAGTTAAGCCAGGCGAGTCAAAAGATATCAGCAACGAAGAAAACACAACTAGCCCAATAGGAAGTTAATATTATGGATATGTTAAATATTTTAAAGAATTTTGACTCTGCTGCTAAAGGCGAAAAGCCATCAACAACAGCAAAAGATGTCAACAGCATGAAAACTATTTTAGAATCATTTGATGCAGTAGATGAATGCGGAATGGATATGCCACCTGCACCTGCTCCAATGCCACAACAAGATAAGGTTAAGATGAATGTTAACCTAAATGCAGATGGCATTGATGCTATTGAAGATCTAATCAAACTAATGGGCGGCAACATAGGCGGACATTTAGAACCAGACGGTGACGAAATGCCAATGGCAATGAAACTTCCGATGCCTATGCCAAAAGACAGTGACGATGAACGTGGTGATATGGCAAAAATGATTGCTATGACTTCAGATAAACCAAAAGGTTTAGAAGATGATGTTGAAGAAGATTGGGATAACAGTCCAGACGAAGAATACGCAGATCATAATACCATGGTAAAAGATTTATCAGGCGGAATTAATCGTGAAAAGAAACAATATGCTAAGGCACAAGATGGCGATAATCCAATGGCCGTCGAGTCTATTAAAGAACAACTTTGGGCAGCATTAAACGAAAAGAAAAAATGTAAATCTAAAAAGATGGACGAAGAAGCACTTAGCAAAGAGTACGCAGACGCCAAAAAGAAAAAAGGTATAGCTCTTGCAGCAAAACGCAGTGACACACCGTCACAGTCTAAAAAAAAGTAGGTGAAGGCGAAATCTAACGCTACAAAGTAAGCGAAATCAAATAGCACCTTTAGGTGCTATTTTTTTGGTTAAATAATATTATGAGCAAATCACTCGACGGAGTCTTAACTAAAAAGGCCAATACCAAAGAACAGTATACTAATAG